TTGGTAGATTTCACCTTCAAAGTAATATCGATTATTTTGGCATCGAGTTAAACCCAAACCTTTACAATGTTGCAAAGCAGAAATATCCGGATATTCAAGTTTTTAATAACAATTATTTTGATATTTCCATTGAAAGTGATTATACCGTTGTTATCGGAACCTTGGGAGATGATATGGGTTTGGATAAATGGGAAAATTTTAACAAAACTTTAAATTGGGCAATTTCCAATACAAAACAGGCAATTATCTTCGTTTTACAACGAGATTGTTATGGTTCTGAGGGCTATTTGGATTATCCATTTACAGAATTGTTTAATAACTTGGGTACTGATGTTAAATTTGTTTTAGATAATTCAAAACTGGAAGATATTTATAAACTGACCGTGCATATCGGCGGTCATAACTAAATAATCTTTTATGTCAGTAAACCATAGTTTAAACATTAACCCAGAAAAAACAAAAAAGTTCGGTCCAATTTTTCACACCATTGATTATGATTTTGATTCCAAAGAAATGACTTTGGGTAATCGCAGATTCAAATTAAATCAAGATGATATTCAAGATTTGATTTATCAATGCAATGAACGTTGGCTTAAAGGTGAGAATTTTGTAGTCTTGAACGGATTTCAAGTAGATGTAACACTAAAAGAACTTGAACGAATCAATGAAACTTGTGAAAATATTAAACGAGTAAATTGGCAGCGGTATAGGTTCTTTGGAAGGTAAAATTTCAAATTTTACTAAGTAAAATGTTAAATGTTTGTTAATAGGCTTGGTTCGTATGGACTGAGCCTTTACTTTTGTGGTAGAATTTTAAAACAACAAAACAATGATAACAATTTCAAAACAACTTCTCGAAGAAGCAGGTTACAAATGCTGGAAGGAAAATCCAGTAGAAGAACCCCATATTTGTCGTAAATGGCAAAAATGTATTTACGACCAAGACGGTTCAAAACGATATTTCATTAATATCAACGAATCTTTTGGTTGGAATCCAGTACGAGGCCAAGATGAATCTTTGCATAACTTCTGGCCGTCAATCCAGTTCAATATTGAAGTACCTAATTTTGGATTTCATTCGATTGAAATTTCATTGGTACAATGGTTCAATGAATCTGGAAAATATTCTCAAATCACTATTCCAGTAATGGAACAGATGATTGAACATTTCTTCACCCATCTAAACGGTAAACATTACGATGATTAAAAAGAAATGGGAGTCGACGAATTAACGTCTTCTCCCATTTTGTTTTTGAGCGTCTTCAGCGGCCTTGGCTTCCTGTTCTTTTACCCTAACGAGTTTGGCATAATAATATGCCCGAACGTTGACTGGCATTGAATATGCGTCCATTGCTGACATTGCGCCTTGTGAATAGTAACCAATGTCAAAGCATTGATCCATTACTATTCTATCATAGTCCGCTGTCAGGCCAAAAAAAGTCTGGTCTGATGGTAATCGAAGTGCGAAAGGGTTCTCCTGTTTCCTCATCAACGATTTCAATTTCCATGTTTGGTCCGGGTTGAAGTTTTGCAACGTAATCGCGGAAGGCTCTTGAATCGCGGGCCAAAAATTCGTTATTTAAAAACAAACGAATGAAGTTTGGATCAGAATTTCCGTTAACAGATAAAATCATTTCTTCCAAACGAATAGTAATTTGCTGATCCTCCTTTCCAAAACTTTTGTACTTCTTCAAACGGTCATCAATTCGTTTTTGGTCGCCAACAGTTAAAAGTTTGAATTCGAGTGTATATTTTCCAATCTTGTTTTCAAACAAATATGTGAAACGGTTTTCTCCTTTGTTGAATTTACTTTCATCAATTTCCTTGTTTGGAATTTCTTCTAAATTGATATCGACCTTTTGTTTCTTTCCAGATGGAGTCGTAACTTCGATGGTGTAAATTTCTCCATAACCATAAATCCGACTTGCTAAAATAAGTGCATCTTTATCACCTACCAAAAGTGAATCATAATTGAATTTAGGCGAAACGATGATTGACTGTAAAAATTTATCAATTACAATTCCTTGTTTGATATAACTTTCAGTAGTTAGGATGTTTTCCTCTTTGGCAGTCATAAACTTCATCTCAACGCTGCCCTTTGACAATAAATTCGTTTCATCATATACCAAACCTTTACTTGGTAATTCAACAACGTTGTTTGGAAATGAACGTTGAAATGATTCAGGTTCCTGATTTGTAATGTCCGTTTTTAACGTAACTTTTCCTTCTTGCATTTTTTCCTTCTTTTTAGGTTTTTAGTTTAATATAAATATCCTTTTCAGGATAATTTTGTTTTAAAGTTAATAATTTGTTAATGAGGTTAAAAGGTTTGGTTTGTATTATCAATGAATATACCTTTGTTGTATTCATTCACTAAACGATTTAAACGATGAAATTCGATGCAAATATCACTAAAAATGCTTTTCGGTATAAAATTCAAAAGGCCGAAGTCATCAAAATTAAAAGCGAATATAGCGGTTTAACTTCATTTTCGGCTGTTTTTACGTTTGTTAATGGATATGTTGCCAGTTTTCCATTAACTGATGCGAGAAAAGAATTCGAATTAATCCCAACAATAGACCTCACACATAATGACCGAATGAAAGCGCAATGTTTGGCGTGTGAACAGGATTTGAAATTGAAACTGTTATTTGAAAATGAGACCGTTTTGTACGGTCGTGTTAAATGCAAATTCCCGTTCTCCGAGCAATATGCGGTTTCTTTATATATTAAAGATGAGTCGAGTCCGACTGGTGTAATTCAAGCCAGTATTTCTTGTTCAGATGCACAAGCCAGAAATTACGGAATATGTAGTTTAAGTCCGACGGAAGATTTGAGAACTGCTCATTAAAATAACTCAACAATTAAAATTCAAAATCATGAAACTTAAAATCAATATCAAACCACAAACAACCGAAAAGCGACATAAACCAGTCCCAAACGATCTGTTTTGGAGTAAACATCTTAGTTTCGGCTCCACTTCCAACGGAGTTAGTTGGGGATATTATGACGCCGAATTCGCCTACGCCTTCGTTTGGCACAAGGTTCGTCCCAAAATGAAAAGTTCCAAAAAAATTAAAAAGGTCTGGAACGATAAGGAAGTGACCACGACCAAAAGAACGTATGAACCTGGAAAATGGATCGTTCAATATTATAAGATTCCACGCGAGGTTCTCAAATTTATGAATCTTGAACTTCAACAAGGGGTTCGGTCGTTCAAACTGGTTCCAAAAAAATAATTGTTGTTTGTGTTTTAATAAAAGGCTTGTACCGTTAACTTGGTATGAGTTTTTTTTATTTAAGTAAACTGGTAACCTTGTTTTTCGTAAAGCGCATAATCATAACTAAATGTTAAACGAGGTTGGACAACTTCTTCTGTTGCGTAATCCATTTCCCCGAAGTTAATCAAATTAGCAAATGCACCAACCAAAGTCCATTTTGCTATTGGGGTATCCATCGGGGACATGATTTGAATTATGACATCGAGTTTATATTTTTCTCCATAAAAATCAGTACCATCATCAACCTTTTGATGTAATGTCGTCATATATTCCCAAAGTTGTTCGTTGGTCATTTTTTCATACGCATACATGACCATTTCAACATCATTCCATTTGGTTTTCCCCTTAATCTTCATTTGAGTGTTTCCGTACTCAATTGTTAATGGGGAATTGTCAATTTGAGGCAATGTTACCGATTTAGCGTAAAACCCAACATCGGGTAAACTACTGAATTGGATTTTAAATCTCCAGCTTGTAATGGGGTTATATTGTTCTGGTGATAAACGAGCCATTTATATTTCCGAAGTTAATAATTTGTTAATGAGGTTAAAAGGTTTGGTAGTTATTTGAAAGGGTTATACTTTTGTATATAATTAAAACGAACATCGATTATGAACAAGACAATGCCTCTGTATGAAAGTCCTGTAAAAGACAGGAACGAAGACAAATACGGAACTATTTCGGAGCCGCAATGCATCTGTTGCATGAAGCCAATTAAAAATATTCAAAACGCCTATACTGTTCATATGAATACGGATTGGTTGGCGGTGCATCCGTCTATTTCAGAAGAAATGTGCGCTGTCGAAACAGATGCAGATTCACAAGGATGCTTTGATATTGGGCCAGAATGCGCAAAGCATATGAAAGGATTTGTAATTAAAAATTAAAAAAACGGTTTATAAACCGCATAATCATAACGTATCGTAGCGTTGACTTCTGCTATGGCATCACTTGAACGATCCATTTGTCCGAAGTCGACGTTTTCATAAAATGCGCCATGCAAAACCCAAGTCCCGACCGGAATTTCTTCCGGGCCAACTACCGAAACTCTTAGATCATGTTTATAGGTTTCTGCGTATAAATCAGTCGCAGTTTCCGTAACTTGATGCTGTTGCATATAAACCCAAAAATCTAAAAAAGTTATCCCTTCAAATTGATAACATTTTATTTGAATTGGATTCCACTTGGTTTTTCCTTTAACAAAGAAACTTGCATTGCCGTGATGTAATTCCAAGGGACTATTATCAAATCCGGGTTGAGTTGATGCGTAGGCATAGAACATTGCACCCTTCAAACGATTGGTGAAAAGGGTGTAACGAAATTGTAATGTTGGCTGAAATAAACCCGGAATTAATAATCTTGGCATACATATAAATATCTTAAACTGGAACTTTTTTAATGAAGTTAATAATTTGTTAATGAGGTTAAAAGGTTTGGTAGTTATTTGAAAGGGTTATACTTTTGTTGTATTAATTCACCAAACAATTAAAACATGAAATACATAGTCGTATCTGTCGATAAAAACCAAGATTCTTGGACGGTCATTGAAGGAATTTTCGACACCTATATTGCGGCGCGGCGGTCGATTCAAGGTCGACGAGTTAAAGGAAAATTATTGGATTGGCCGATGTTATTGCGTAAATGGCCAAATATGCAACGCTCTGCGTTTATGGGTCAATATGTAAACGGAAAAATGAAATCTAACGCAATTAATCCGCCCATCACAATCTTTCAAAAATATAACGGTCGTTATGTGATAACTATATGCGCCGCAAATAATCTTTAAAAGTCATTTACTGAATAGAAAACTAAAATAAAAATATGAAACTTTACTTGTTTACAATTGATGCAGGCTGGCGCGGTGGCGGCGTTTTCATTGCTCCAAATGTCACCGAGGCGTATTCAATTTATAAATCGAATTGTGATCGATTTTATTTTGATATAATGACCGATGAACAGTTTCGAGAACAAGTCACTTGTACCGAAATCGTTTCCGGCATTTGGTTAAACTTTGTGGGAGATTATTAAACGAAAAGATATGAAAGAAAACATGATTTTAACTACCGGAGGAAATTTGCTCCGTTATTGTGAATTGGGTTGGTATTTCACCAACCCTTCCGGAGAATTTCTCCGCGAATGTTCAAAACATGAAGCAGACTACATCTCCAAAAACGGACATGAAATCGATTTTCATTTTCCAGAACCGCACCCACAATTTTTTCCAAAATGGGAATTTATTGCATCGGTACGGGTAACTGACGATTGTTCAAACTACCGACCAGAAACCAGTAACAACGGCGGCAACTATTCATTTGCTACTTTTGAAGATTGGTTTGTAGCCAAGTTTCCAAACGGCGAATGGGAGTTTATGTCCGTAAATCGACATTCAACCAGTGCTGAATTTAGTTATGATGAACTCGACGGGAGATTCCAAAATGACCTTGGAACTGTAAACATTTCTAATTCATCCGAATTGGTTTCGTATCTTTCTCAATCAGGAAAAAGTTGGAACGAAGAAACTAAAAGTTATGATTATCAGATTGAGGTAGTTTTGGAAAAATTTGGCGAATATCGTGAATTTCCAGAATTGTGGACTTCACAATATAATTACATTCCAAGTAAATGGGATGAAGATGATCAGAAATTTGACCATCCTGCATTGAAATTTTCAGATAAAAAACAAATCATAACCAAACTAAAAGAACTTGGTTGCGATCTGCGGCAAGGTTATTATCGTTCTCGAAATAGACGTAAAGGTTTTGTCAAATCAGGAAGACGATAAAAAAATAGGGCAAAGGTTTTTTACGCCATTGCCCTATTATTATAATTTTATTTAAAAGATTAACCTTGATGTTGTTTGGCCAAATCAGCACTGGTGCGAGAACCTTGAAGTGCCAATAACAAAGTACCAATCCACTGAATAGCAGTAGCAGCCCAATCGGGCAATGTAATCAAACCAGCCAATGTGCCTTGGTCGGCAAAATAAACCAAAGTACCCAAAACTACCACAATCAATGTGGCTACTTTCGCGTTTTTGGCTTTAAATTTGTCCCAAAGGTTAACCAAAAGATTTACTAAAAAATCTGGCATAACATTTTCCTTTATTTTATTTTAGTTTAAAAAGTAGTTACGAATAAGTTGCGTAATCGTAACAGATAGTCAATTCTGCAACTGAAACGTCGTCCGTTCCGCGATCATGAGTACCGTAAGCAACAGTTTCATAAAATGCGCCAACGAGTTTCCAAGTACCAACAGGCGCTTCGTCCGGGCCTAACACCATTAATTGAAGGTCATGTTTGTATGATGGAGCGCGTGTATCAGTCGCACTATCAACTGCTTGGTGTTCCTGTAAATACGTCCACAATTCCGAAGCAGTAATTCCTTCAAAGTTATAACAAGAAACCGTTATGGAATCCCATCTTAATTTACCTTTAACCTTGAAATACGAATTGATATATTCGACAGTCACGGGCGCTGATTGGTGGGTAGGCTGAGTTGCAGCCTTTCCATACAATTGAACGTTTGGTAACTTTGAAGTTGTAATCATATACCGAAATTGCAAAATAGGATTGTGCGCTTCCGGAGTTAATAATCTTGGCATTTCTATTTTTCCTCTATTTTAATATAAATATCCTAACCTTGAACTTTTTTTATAATCCAAGGTTAGGTAATTTTATATTTATTCGTTTGTATCCGTTGGAAACAATGCTCCGGTCGGAAGTACAACAAAGTCAACGATAATGAATTCGGCTGTTTTTGCAGGTTTCAAATAAATCTGCGCTCTCATTTCATTTCTATCAACTACGTCTGGAGTATTGTTACTTTCATCAATAATGATACGGTAATCGTAAAGACCTTGCTGGTTCTTAACTCTACGGAAATACGGATCGGTCAATTCAATGAATCTTGCACGAGTTTCTACGGTATTATTTTCAAACACCAAATACTTAACCGTGTAAGCAACAAACCGTTTAGCATCAATTAACAATCTACGAACGTTGATCCGGTCGAGAGCAGATTGTTTTTTCTGCAATGTTTTTTGACCCCAAACCGTAATACCTTGACGCGGGAATGTCGCAATCGGGTTAACTGATTTAATGTAAAGATTATCTCTATCGCCTTGGGTCATCAAACGTTCGGTTTGAACTACGGTATCAAGAGTACCGCGATTTAAACCAGCAGGAGCGTACCAAGGATGCGCAACCAAGTCGTTAAATGAATAAACGCCTGAAATAATAGCACTTGGCGGAACCCAAACATTTCTACCCAAATCAGGGTCGTTGATTTGACACCAAGGATAGTACATTGCAGCGTAGTTGGTATTTCTACCTTCGGCTGCTAATTGCGCTTGTCCTACTGTTGAACCTTTGTAAGTTGGATCAATAACGTAGAAAACATCGCCTCTATCTTCGCACATATTAATTGCGCGGGTAATAATTGAACCGTGTCCAGTTGCATTATCCAACAATCCCGGAGTAAATAACAAATTAATGTCGTATTGGTCTTTGTTTGAAAGAATATCAATTGCGTCTTGATACGCTGTTTGACCCCATGATGCAGATGCCGGATTAAAGCCTTGCGTATTTGTCGCAAACATCAATTCATTCATTGCACGAGGGTGAATAACATTACCATCGCTACCACCTGCAAAGGTTCCAGATACAGCCGCAGGTAAAGAACCTGACAAACTCGCATCTCTAACAGCGCCGTTTGAATTAATGTAATTTAAGGTATTATTTACACCTTCAATACGAATAAATCTGGAACGATTTGGGAATGAACCAGAACGTTCCAAGTATGGGCTACCATTGGAATCGTATCTCAAAGTATTAACCATATCACCAACTACTCTTGGGAGATAGTTTTGTGTATTTGGGTCCAAACTTACTTGCGAATATTGTTCCAAAATAACTTTTCTATTTGAAATATCATCGCCTCTACGGATGTATAAATCAAATACACCGCGAGATGGATCAACGTTTGCAATTTCCCAACGTGCATTGAATTGCGAACCAGTCAATAACAAGTTATTTGTAGTTTCTTCTACTGTTACGCCAGAACCTGATATGGCGGCTGCCAAACGGCCAGAGTTCATAATTTCACCATCAGAAAGTGAAACTATTTTGAACGCCATGTTATTCGCACCAAAGGTTACTGAGCCAGAACTCGGAGTCGACAATGTAGCATAACTTGAAGAATTAATGACATATGAATATGCTGGCTGATATCCCGCATTTAAAATTTTAACTACGGTAATAACCTGACCATAACGCAAATATTCTTGTACGCAATGGGTAGTTAAATATTTATA